AATTATGCTGGTGCGGTAACTATTACTCTGCCTGTCGCCACTAAGACAGGTAAAACTTTTGTTGTCAAAGATGAAAGCGGTGAAGCTGGCAGAGGAACGAATAGATATATAACAGTATTACCAGCGGATGGTGATTTAATAGATAGTAAAGACAGGGCAATTCTTGCCTATGATTGGGGTTCGCTAACATTTGTTTGGCGTGGTGACTCCTGGAGAGTAATTTAATGAGCCATTTATATAAACAAAAAGAATTTGAATTAGATGCCTTTGGTCGTCTTAGAATTTCACAGCCTCATACTTTATTTGATTCATCCCACAGATTTTCTGATAATGATTTATGGCATGAAAGTATAACTGGAACTGCCTCCTCAACCTTCAATCAAGATGCTGGTCTTGTTGAGTTGGATGTTGATGCATCTGATGGTGATGAAATTATCCGTGAAACAAAAAAAGTTTTCTCATATCAGCCAGGAAAATCTTTATTAACTATGACAACTTTTGTTTTCGGCGAACAAAAGGCAAATCTAAGACAACGTGCTGGTTACTTTGGTTCTAATAACGGAATGTATTTTGAAGTAGATGGAACAACAGTAAGTTTTGTAGAAAGAAATTCGGTCACAGGTTCAGTCACAGAAACAAGAGTAAACCAAGCAAGCTGGAATGTTGATGTAATGGATGGGACTGGTCCATCAGGATTTACATTAGATACTACAAAGGCGCAAATTCTATATATGGATATTGAATGGCTTGGTCTTGGCACAGTTCGTATGGGGTTTGTGATTAATGGACAGTTTGTTCATTGTCATTCTTTTCATCACGCAAATTTAATTGACAGTACATATATCACAACCGCATCCTTGCCATTAAGACAAGAAATTACAAACACTGGTGATACTTCTGGTCCAAGCCAAGGAAAGCAAATTTGTAGTTCTGTAATTTCTGAAGGTGGTTATGAATTGAGAGGTCGCCAACAAGCGATTGGAACACCTATCGCAACACCAAGAGTTCTTACTACTGATGACACATATTATCCAGTTATTTCACTAAGACTTAAAACTGCTCGTTTAGATGCCATTGCTATTCTTACAGCTGCCTCATTCTTAGGTGTTGATAGTGGTAACTATAACTGGAGAGTTGTTGCTGGTGGCACAATCACGGCAGGAAGTTGGGTTTCTGCTGGAGCGAACTCAGCCGTAGAATATAACTTAACAGGAACCGCTATAAGCGGTGGTCGTATTCTAGCATCTGGTTGGTTGAGTTCTACTAATCAAAGCGCAGGAAATATTGACTTACTCAAAGAAGCATTATTTAAATTTCAGATGGAAAGAAACACATTTACTAGCACAGCCGAACCAATTTCATTGGTTGTTGCTTGTGATACAGCATCTGCTAAAACATATTCAACCCTTGATTGGGAAGAAATTACAAGATAATGAAAAGTTTTAAACAATTTACAATATCTGAACAAAAGATTACAGCATCAGATTTAAAAGTATTAGAAAAGTATGCTGATCGTTTATTTGCTAAAGTTGGCATTGATGTTAATTTTACCAGACACTTTCTTGACAGGGTAAATGATTCTAGAAATAATAAACAAATCACTTCATCAGAATTAACAAGATTATTTAAACAATCATATCAGAAGTATGGTAAAAAGATTGCTTCATTAGGTAAAGACGCACAAGCAGTAATCAATGATATGAAGAACGATATTAACATGCCATTCGTTCTCAAATGGGATGGGAAAGAGTTAGACTTAATTGCTAAAACAATTATGAGAAAGAAAAACTTTCAGACTTCAAATCCCAAACTTCAATTTGAACAAGACAATCCAAGAATCCCCAGAAAGAAAGGACAACCAGCAGGGAGTGATAAGCACTCAGACCTATATACTGATGAGAATCCTAAAGGTACAATACATGGGTTAGGATTTAAGGATGTTAAAACTGCGAAGGCAAGTGTAAACAAAATAAAATCTTCTGGTAAATCACATGCTCATAAAATACAAGCAGCAATTGCTATGGAGCAAAGAGCAAAGGTTATGGGTAAGAAAGCAGAAGCATCAGTCTATCGTGCCTACATTAATAAGATGAAAAAGAAAACAAAAGAGATGAATGAAAAAGCACCAGACACATCTGATGCCATGAAAAGATATAAGTCAGGCAAAGCAGGATTTACTGACATCGCACATTTAAAAGCAAAGGGATTGATAAAAAGATCTGACGGCACTAAAAGAAAGTCAGATAAATACAAATAAACATTAGAGGTATATTATGATTTTTGGACAAATTAAAATGGTGATTACATTATTTCTTGTTGTCGGTATTGCTGGCGCAGGAGTCTATGTAATGAAACTACGAGCAGATAATGAAGTATTGAAAGCAAATCAAGTTTTACTTGAACAATCTGTAGAGTCTCAGAAACAAGTCATTGCTCAACAGAAAAAAGACTTTGACGATATTCTGAAAGCAAATAAAGACTTACAAAAATTAAATGAAACTTTAAATAAAGAAATTAAAAAATTAGATGATAAATTTAATAAGACCAATGCCTCTGGTAAGAAAAGAGACTTGGGTGATATTGCCATTGCTAAACCGAAAGTGATGGAAAAGATAATTAATAAGGCAACAGTAAATGCGACTAGATGTGTTGAAGTCGCAATGGGTGCGCCACTAACACAGGATGAAATAAATGCGACAAAGAAATCACAAATTAATTCAGAGTGTCCTAGTCTTGTCAATCCTAACTATGTCCCTTACAATTAGTGGATGTAGTTCGATAAAGAAACTAGACATATTTACAACAGAAGTAGAAAGACAACCACTTAATCTGGAAAGTCCAGAACCAGTCAAGTTAGATAAGATTGATTGGATTGTTGTTTCTTCAGAAAATGCTGAAGAAATGTTTGCTAGACTTAAAGAACAAGGATATGATCCAGTAGTGTTCGGATTGAGTGATGAAGAATATGAAGATTTGGCAATGAACTTTGCTCAAATCAGAGCATATATTATCAAACAAAATGAAATACTAAAGAAATACAGGGAGTATTACGAACCAGCTGTAACTAAAGTTCGTAAAGAACTAAATAATACTTCTAAGGGAGAATAAACAAATGAGTAAATTTAATGGTTTGTTGGATGCGAAGTTTAATCCACCAAGAAACTGGACATTAGATGTTCCATTAAAATTCCAGTCAGATATACTTGACAAAGACATGATTGATATGTTAAAATTATGTGGCATTCAAGTAACAAAAACAACTGGAACAATTACAGTACCAAAAGGATACATCACAGATCTAGCATCTGTACCGAGAATATGTTGGGGATTTATTGCACCTTTTGATGTTGCTCGTGCCGCTGTTGTTCATGACATCATGTATGAAAAAATTAATGGTGCATACAAAGAAGGTAAAATATTCAACAAGTGCGAAAGAGAAAAGTATCGTAAGATTGCTGACGATGTATTCAGAGATGGTATGAGAGCTGCTGAACCAGAAGTTTCTAGTTGGAAAATATTTAGTGCATACTGGGCAGTTAGAATGTTTGGTCGTTGGGCAATTAACAGTTCCGCACCGAGAGGTTAAGACATGTGGGAAATGATTGAACGCATGGTGTCAGACAGACTCTGGATTTATACAGGTATTGCTGGAGCATTATTCGGTGCAGCATTTTTATTCTGGTTTAAAGATACTAGAATGGCAATATGGGCAGTTAGCAAGTTTGATAACTTTCTTTCTTTCCTAGCAATTCGTTGGGGTTGGACTTGGTTACAAGATGATCCTGATGCTTGGCGTGTTAAGTATCCTAAGATAACCACTAAAATAGATGAACTAGAAACTAGAATCAAAATATTGGAGATAAAGAAAAAATGAAGTTCCCTAAAATTGGAGATCGTATAATACATGATGAACCACAGTTTAATAGAGTAAATGTGGGAGAGGTAACTTCAATATTGTCAAGACAATTTACATACAGAGTACCAAACGAAAAGCATGAAAGGATATGTATGTTTGGGGATAGTTGGAAATACAAGAATGAATGACATAACTAAGGATTTACATTTAGAAGTAGAACTTCTTAAGAAAGAAGTTAAGGACATGAAAGAAATTCATGTTCGTTTAGATACTGCTATCACAAAGATAACAGATGTTTCTAACTGTATCCATAGAATGTTAGCAGTACATGATGAGAAGATTGCTAATGCTGAGGAAGCACAAGCAAAGTCTACTAATGAATTCACTAAGGATATTAAAGAATTACATGGCAGAATTACATCCACAACTAATGAACTAAGAGATCTAATGACTCAGCAACATAGAGTTGCAGAGTCGTCCTTAAACGCTCTCAGAGACGATATACAGGGTCGTGTAGCAATCTTAGATAGGTGGCGTTACCTTATAATTGGTGGCAGTATAGTAGTCGGTTTTATCCTTCAAAAACTTCCTATTTGGTAGAAAAAAAGACTTGCTTTTTTAGTTTCAATAGTGTATAATTGTTGAAACTTTTATTTTGGGTATTATTTTATTATGTTCACTGAGATCAAGTATCTTAACATCGTTTCACCACAACTAAGAAACTTCAAAAAGAAGTCCAATGAACTTTGGAACTTCTCCTGTCCATATTGTGGAGACTCTCAAAAGTCTAAAACTAAGGCGAGAGGATTCGTATTCCGCAAAGAATCAAATCTTATATATAAGTGTCATAACTGTGGTGTAGGTGCAAGTTTTAAGAACTTTCTAAAGAACTTGGACTTGAAAATCTACAATGAATATATAATGGAGAAGTACAAAAAGAATGAGTCTGAGGAACCAGTTGTTCCTCAAACTAGACAACCTAAAGTAATTAAAAGAGATGAAGTAGTTAAATCTCTCAAGAAGATTTCTTCACTGGAGCATAATCACCCTGTAAAAAAATATATTCTAAGTAGACAGATTCCCTCAAAAGTCCACTATGAACTTTTTTACACTCCAAAATTTTACAAATGGGTTAATTCTATTGTACCAAATAAATTCCCAGAGTTGAAGGGTGACCATCCAAGATTAGTCATTCCTTTCTTTGACGAAAAGGGAAAGATGTTTGCTTTTCAAGGAAGAGCATTCGGTGAGGAAAAACCTAAGTATATTACAATTGTACTTGATAATGGTAAACAAAAAATATATGGATTAAACAGAGTAAACTGGAATAGAACAGTTTATGTAACTGAAGGTCCAATCGATAGTTTGTTTATTGATAATTGTGTTGCAACAGCACAATCAGATTTGAGAATTGGTAAGAAAGACAATGTTGTCTTGATACCTGATAATGAACCAAGAAACTTTGAGATTGTTAAACAAATTGAAAAGTTTATTGACGATGGATATTCGGTTGTTCTTTGGCCAGATTCCATAAAACAAAAAGATGTAAATGAGATGATTCTTTCAGGTATGACAGAATCGCAAATTAAAAAAATAATAATCGAGAATACATACACTGGTCTTCAAGCAAAGGCACAGTTTATGTTTTGGAAGAAGGTAGAAATTAAAAATGAGAAAAGAGTATCAAGGAATTGAAATTGACACCATCAAAGATAAACTACTTTCTGAACAAGCAAACAAATTACTAAAAGACTATTACTGCAAAAAAGGTGAAACATCGCCTCAAATGGCATTCGCTCGTGCTGCCACTGCATATTGTTATGGTGATTTAAAACTTGCTCAGAGAATTTATGATTATGTTTCTAATGGGTGGTTCATGTATGCTTCACCAGTATTATCAAACGCACCACTTAAAGATGAGAAAGTAAAATCATTACCAATCTCTTGTTTCCTTTCATATGTTCCAGATACACTAGAAGGGTTAATTGACCATACTTCTGAACTAAGGTGGTTATCGGTCAAAGGAGGAGGTGTGGGAGGACACTGGAGCGATGTTCGTTCAGTATCTGATGTAGCTCCTGGACCAATACCTTTTCTACATACTGTAGATGCGGATATGACTGCATATCGTCAAGGAAAAACTAGAAAGGGATCGTATGCTTCATACATTGATATATCACATCCAGATATTGTAGAGTTTCTCTCTATTCGTATTCCTACAGGTGATGTGGGTAGAAAGTGTTTGAATTTACATCACGCAGTAAATGTCACTGATAAGTTTATGAAAGCAGTGAAAGATAATAAACAGTGGGAATTAAAAGATCCGAATGATGATACAGTTCGTGATACTATATCTGCAAGAAAACTATGGGAAAAAGTTTTAGAAACTAGATTTAGAACTGGTGAACCATATGTAAACTTTATTGACACAGCAAACAAGTATTTGCCACAAGAACTAAAAGATAAAGGTCTGAAGATACATGGTTCAAATCTTTGTAATGAAATACATTTACCTACTAATGAAGATAGAACAGCAGTTTGTTGTCTGTCATCTTTAAATTTAGAATTATATGATGAGTGGAAAGATACAACAATTGTACAAGATCTTATAAGATTTCTTGACAATGTATTACAATTCTTTATAGATAATGCACCAGATGAAATTAGTCGTGCTAGATATTCAGCCACACAAGAAAGATCATTAGGATTGGGTGCGATGGGATTACACTCATTGTTTCAAAGAAGAAGAATTTCTTTTGAGTCACAAGAAGCAAAAGAATTAAATGAAGAAGTTTTTTCTCTTATTCAAGAAAGAGCAATAGAAGAAACTTTGGTATTGGGTAAAGAAAAAGGTGAAGCACCAGACATGAAAGGATCTGGTCGTAGAAATGCTCATCTACTTGCGATTGCTCCAAACGCAAACAGTTCTATGATTGTTTCTTGTTCACCTTCAATTGAACCGCATAAAGCAAACGCATACACACATAGAACAAGAGCAGGTTCACATCTAATCAAGAACATTTATCTAAGAGATGAACTTGAAAAGATACACATGAACACACCAGAAGTATGGACTTCTATTATTACTAATGGTGGTTCTGTTCAACATCTAGATTTCTTAGATGATGAAGTTAAAGAAGTATTTAAAACAGCAATAGAGATAGATCAAAAAGTAATTGTACAACTCGGTGGAGACAGACAAAAACATATCTGTCAAGGACAATCACTTAATCTATTTTTCCCTGCAGGAGCATCTAAGAAATATGTTCATGAGGTGCATTTTGAAGCATGGAAAACTGAATGTAAGGGTTTATATTATTTAAGAACAGAAACATCTCATCGTGCTGAGAATGTTTCAGAAAAAGTTAAATTAGAAAAATTAAAAGACTACAAGCAGGAAGAAGACGAGTGTACTGCTTGCCAAGGATAAGGAGAGAATAGATGGAAGTACAGATTTACACAAGGACTGATTGTCCTTATTGCGTTGATGCAAAACAGTGGTTCAACTCATTTAACATAGATTACATTGAACATTGTATGGATGACGAAGATGAAAGACTTTCGTTTTTCCAAAGAATTAATAACAATAAAGAACAACTGGGTGTTGCTCAAGCAGTAAATACTGTACCACAAATATTTATAGATGGAGAAAGAGTAGGCGGATATAGTGAACTACTAAAGAAACAAGAAAGTATTCTAAAGAAAAGAGGTGGTAGTTTAACAACTCAATCTGAAACATACAAACCATTCTTTTACCCATTTGCTGTTGACTTAACAATCAAGCATGAGAAAGCACACTGGATTGAAGACGAGGTTGACTTGACTGAAGATGTAACTGACTGGAAGATGAATAAAGTTACACCAGTAGAAAAAGAATACATTACAAACATTTTAAGATTGTTTACACAATCTGATGTTGCTGTTGGTCAAAACTATTATGACCAATTTATTCCTAAGTTTAAAAACAATGAAGTAAGAAATATGCTTGGTTCTTTCGCAAACAGAGAAGGTGTCCATCAAAGAGCATATGCTTTATTGAATGACACATTAGGTTTACCTGATGAAGAATATCATGCATTCTTAGAGTATAAAGAAATGGCAGATAAGATTGCATTTATGCAAAAGTCAGATGTAACAACTCACAGTGGTCTAGCACACGCATTAGCAAAGTCTGTATTTAATGAAGGTGTTGCTTTGTTTGCATCGTTCGTAATGCTATTGAACTTTCAAAGATTTGGTAAGATGAAAGGAATGGGTAAAGTTGTAGAGTGGTCTATCCGTGACGAGTCTATGCATGTTGAGGGTAACTCTAAACTATTTAAAGCATTTTGTTCAGAGCATCCTAAACTTATCAATGATGAGTTTAAGAAAGAAATTTACATTATGGCAAAAGACATTGTAAAACTTGAAGACAAGTTTATAGATCTCGCATATTCTATGGGTGATATAGAAGGGTTATCATCTGAAGATGTTAAGAACTATATAAGATATATAACAGATAGAAGATTGTTACAATTAGGTTTAAAAACTACATTTAAGATTAAAGAAAATCCACTGCCATGGTTGGAGTGGGTGTTGAATGGTGCCGATCACACAAACTTCTTTGAAAACAGGGTTACAGAATATGAAGTTGCTGGATTGACAGGTGACTGGTCTGATGCCTATGAGGAAGAAGTTGCGTGAAGATAATTGTAGTATGTGACTCTTGCGAAGCAGAGTACAATATAATTCATGACATGAACGAAAGGAACTATAAACTTTCCTTTTGTTCATTTTGTGGTGGGGAACTTGAAATTGAAGAAGATATGTTAGAAACTTTATTTACAGAGGATGATGAAGATGAATGGGAAGGGTGATAAAAGAAGACCAATGCAAATAAGTCATGAAGAACTGGCTGCAAGGTGGGATGCTGTTTTCAATGGCAAACCAAACGCAAATTTGTTAAACTTAGATTCTAAAGAAGAAAAGATAAAGGAAGAAAAAAAAGAAACTGAGGAAGATTAAATGTGGTACTATCGTGATGATGAGTTTACCAGTGAAATGATTGGAGATTATGTTGGATTTGTTTATGTAATTACCGATCTAAATAATAAAAAGAAGTATGTAGGAAAGAAACTTTTTAACTCTACTCGTAGACTTGCTCCACTAAAAGGAAAGACTCGTAAAAGAAAAGTGACTAAAGAATCTGACTGGCAAGATTATTTTGGTTCAAGTGATGAAGTTAAGACGATTGTTGAAGAAAATGGTAGAGATTCTTTTCATAGAGAAATCTTACATTTATGTAACTCTAAAGGTGAGATGTCTTACTTAGAAGCACAAGAGCAGTTTGATCGTAAAGTTTTACTTTCTGATGAATATTATAATGGTATCATAAACTGTAAGATACATAGAACGCATGTGAGAGGACTAAAAGATAATGACTGATTACATAGAACAATATAAGCAATACCATAGAGAAAATAATAATTATTCTGGCAACTCATTACCACCACAAGCAATACATATACAAGATTTAATTATTGATACTAAATCACAAACAGTATTAGATTATGGTTGTGGTAAAGGACATCAATATACCAAGTGGAATATGCATAAAGATTGGGGTTTGATGCCTGAACTTTATGATCCAGCAGTTCCTGAACATGATGTGTTACCTGATAAAAATTTTGATGGTATTATTTCTACAGATGTAATGGAGCATATACCTGAAGAACAAATACCAGAAGTGTTTGAATATATTTTTAGTCATGCAGACAAGTTTGTATTTTTAGGTATCTCAACAAAACTAGCAAAGGCATTGTTACCAAATGGTGAGAACGCACATTGTACTGTTAAACCAATAGAGTGGTGGACAAGTATGGTAGAAAAACATGCACCTAAAAGAGTGTATACACATATTAAAACATATGGTGAGTGTAATAATTATCACATTTTAAATGAAGATCTTTACTTCGAAATGTTATGAATAAAATAATTACACACTGGACTTTCCCACTTTTCACATTACTAATTTTATTATTAGTACAAATCAAAGATCCTATTGTAACTGAAATAGCAAGACTTAAACAGTTTGATTTACTACAACAACTTGACAAACCAGTTATGTCTAATGATGTTGCTATTTTAGAAATTGATGAAGCATCAATTGAGAAGTATGGTCAGTGGCCATGGAAAAGAACTGTGATGGCAGATTTAATTGGGAAACTAAGATATTCTGGTGCTAATGTAATTGTACTTCCTATACTTTTTTCTGAAGAAGATAGACTTGGTGGTGATGGAGATCTCGCTTATACTATAAAAGACAATGGTATAGTTATCGCACAAGTTGGTTCTAATAACGCAAATAAGAATGGAGTTGAAAGAGGTGTCGCAAAGATAGGCGATCCTATACCATATTTGTTTGAGTGGAAAGGAATGCTTGGACCAATACCAGAACTTGGTAAAGTAGCAGATGGTGTTGGTGTAATCAACAGTGTACCTGAAGTCGATGGTGTTGTTCGTAGATTACCACTACTCATGAGGGTTGGTGAAGAAGTGTATCCATCAGTCGCCTTAGAAGTCCTCAGAGTCGCTGTAAGGGATCCTAGTTATCAAGTTAAGGCAAATGAAGGTGGTATTGTTGCGATGCGAGTTCCAGGATTTACTACTGTTAATACAGATCAGAATGGTAGAATCTGGTTAAGGTGGAATAAACAATTTCAAACAGTATCTGCTTCACAAAATGACTTTTCTGAGTTAGAAGGCAAGGTTGTAATCATTGGTACAACAGCAGAAGGTATCGGTGGTGTTGTTGCTTCCCCCACTGGTGAACAATACTCACATCAAGCAATCGCCACATCATTACAGACAGTTTTAGATGGTGAGAATATACAAAGACCATATTGGGCAAAACTTGCAGAAATATCTTTAGTGTTCTTTATTGGTATTTTAATTATAGTTCTTACAAGATTTACACCATACTTTGTAGTTGGTTTAAGTATAATCTTATTGTTGGGTGGATTACAACATCTTACAATAAATCTTTGGCAAAATAATTTATATTTGTTTGATATTACGATAGCATCCCTTGTCGTATTGTTAGTTGGAATGCATTCTATCTTTAATCGTTTCATTTTAGAGTTTAGACTGAAACAACAAATTAAGAAACAGTTTGAAAAATACTTAGACCCTAGACAGGTAGCAATACTCATAAAGCATCCTGAGAAACTTAAATTGGGTGGCGATAGAAAAGAGATGTCTTTCTTGTTTATGGACATTGTAGGTTTCACACCAATATCAGAGTATTATAAAAACAATGATGATCCAGAAGGTCTTGTTGAACTGATAAATGAATTTCTAAATGAAGTAAGTAATATAATATTAAAGAATGGTGGCATGATAGATAAGTTTATGGGTGATTGTGTGATGGCAATATTTGGTGCGCCATTAGATATGTCCAATCATGCTGAGATGGCAATTAAGTCGTGCCAAGAAATAGAAGAAAAGGTTAAAGAACTAAAAATACTATACAAAGAACGTGGACTACCTGACATCAATGTAGGCACAGGTGTGAACACAGGTATTGCGATTGTAGGCAACATGGGTTCAAAGACAAGACTTGATTATTCTGTTGTAGGTGACGCAGTTAATTTAGCGGCAAGATTAGAAGCAACTGCTTGTCGAGGTGACTATAAAGATAATCCAACTATATGGTCATCATACACACAAGAACAATTACCAGATACATTTAAGACTAAGAGTATCGGTGAGATAAAAGTTAAAGGTAAAGAAGAACTAATTAAGATTTATACTTTTCAGACAGGAGAAAAATAATGTATGAGTATAGAGTGGAAATAAAAAGAGTGGTTGATGGTGATACTGTCGATGTTGATATTGATTTAGGTTTTGGTATCTGGATGAGAAATGAAAGAATCAGATTGATGGGTATTGATACACCTGAGAGTAGAACACGAGATTTAGAAGAAAAGAAATATGGTCTTGCTGCCAAAAAGTTTTTACAGAATATGTTAGATGACGAAGGTGGTATTAGATTAAAAACTGATAAAGATGCTGAAGGTAAATTTGGTCGTATTCTTGGAACATTTTATAGAACAACAAACTATGCTGATCAATCAATCAATGATTATATGGTCGAAAAACATCACGCAGTTGCGTATTTTGGACAATCAAAAGATTTAATCAAAGAAGAACATTTAGCAAACAGAGAGAAAGTTTCTATTGTTGTGTGATAGTAGTTGTTCCACAACCAGTTACAGTTAAACAATTTTGATTTATTGAATAGGTTTGATCTGTTGATGAATTTTGATTGAGTTGTAAAGTAGAAGAATATCCACTCAGATCAATTGTTGCCGAGTGATCCCCAATTCCTTCTTGAGTAACACTTACTGTTTGGTCACTACTCAATGTGATGTCAAGAAAGTGTTGTCCAGAATCTTTTTGATTTGTTGATACAATGTTGTCATCTCCATTCACGTCCACGAACAGCACCTTGTCAGTTTCTCGCTGTGCTGAATTAATCGTGTTGTCGTTGCCAGATATGTTTAAATCAGCAAATTGACCACTACCAAATCCTGTGTTGTATTGTAGTAATGATGGTGAATTATAGTTTCCTGTAATATTTACTATTGCTCTGTGTCCACCTATGTCTCCATTATAATTACCCTGACTTACTGATAGTGTATTATGATTACCATTGACACCAAAGAGTAACACATTGTTGTCGCTTTTCTGTTCTATGTTTAGAGTGTTGTAGTCTCCACTCACCAATGCATTAGATGTAATTTGACTGGTGGTGCTTGAACCTGCAATTAAGTTGTCATTACCTTCCTGCAATATGTTAATGTCAACTCCGATGCCACTCTGCTGTATATAGATTCCATTGCCCGAGTGTGTTACGTTTCTTGAATCTGTAATATCCTGCGTTTGTGCTGAACTGATGCTTGATGAGTATGTGGGTGCCGCTGGTGCTGTAGGATCCGTATCAGTCACGTATAGTGATCCTGATCCAATAACGGCACC